CAAGAAATTACAGCAGAAAAAAGATAATAAAGATATAAATAATAATGAGATGGAAGAGTCTAAGAAAAAGAAAGTTATAGCTAAAGAAGGTATTGGCACCGGTACTTTAGGTGCTGTAGCTGGTGGAATGATTGGCGGACTACCTGGTGCTGTTATTGGTGGTCTTACAGGTGCAGCTGCCCCTAAAGCTGTTAAAGAAATAAAGAGCGCCGTCTCTAGTGAAAATGAAGAAGATAAGAAAAAGAAGAAAAAGAAAGTTAAAGAGTCTTCTGATATTTCTAAATTAGTTAGTCTAATTTCTCAGAAAAATTATGCTGAGGCAGATAAATATTTAAAGAACGTTGTCGATTCTAAAATTAAAGATAGAATAGAGAGCGCTTCAAACATAAATATATTTTAATATGGACAACAAAATAACAGACGCTTTAAAGACAGCAACAAAAGACATTCTTACAGAGGATGTTTTAAAAGAAATCGAATCCGCATTTAATGCATCTGTTGATGAAAAAGTTAAACTTCATGTAGAAAAAGCTCTTATGGAGCAAGATTCTGATTATTCAAAGAAACTTGAAACCCTTTTAGAAGCTCTCGATACCGATCATACAAACAAGCTTAAGATGGTTGTTGAAGCCATTGATTCTGATAGAGCAAAAAAATTAAAAGCAGTTGTTTCAAGATATGAAAATGCTCTTAATAAAGAAGCTAAAAATTTTAAAGACACTTTAGTTGAACAGGTTAGCAAGTATCTCGAGGCTTACCTCGATGAGAAAGTACCTTCTACTGAAATAAACGAAGCAGTAAAGAATAAGAGAGCAATCTCTGTTCTTGAAGAAATTCGTAAACTTCTCTCCGTCGATATGGCACTCGCGAATGACAACATTCGTGATGCAGTTGTTGACGGTAAGCAGAAAATAGATGAAGCTGCAACGCAGCTTGAAGCCGCTAATAAGCAGGTTAATAAACTCTCTGATGAGAATAAGAAGCTAAAAGCTAATCTTGTTCTCGAGACGAAAGTATCCAATCTTGATGAAGATAAGAAATCATACATGAAGAAGATGCTAGCGAACAGAACAGCAGAGTTTATCTTAGAGAACTTTAATTATACATTAAAGCTCTATGAAAAAACTGAAGAAGAGCGGCTTGTAAATCTTAAGTCTGAAGCTTTAACTGAAGCTTCTTCAAATGCAGTCGATAGACCAGTAATTGAAGAATCAAAGGTTACAGGAGAAGAAGAAGTTGATGCATCATTCAATAACTACCTCTCCGAGCTACAGAAGTATTAATTTTGTAAGATTTACTTGAGGGCTTAGGCCCTGAACAGTAAAAAGGTCGACATTTAGTATAAAGGTATTTTATATATTATGGCAAAACAAATCCGTCCTACACAGGCTTATATCGATGAGTCACGTGCGCGCGTTTTGCTTGAGAAGTGGGCACCAGTTTTGGACTACTCCTCAAACAACGTCGCCACGATTGAAGACGATCACACTCGTTTGAACACCGCCATCCTCTTGGAGAACCAAGAGAAGTGGTGTTTCGAAGCCAGCAATTCTGCTGGTGGTACGGGTGGAGTATTTAGCGGCGGCAGTATCAATAACGGAGGAGCTGGCAATCAGTTCCCTTCGCAAAATGATGGTGCTTATGCTCCTAACGACTCACGACTCCCTAAGATCCTCATTCCGATGATTCGCCGTACGTTCCCTGAGTTGATCACTAACGAAATCGTTGGTGTTCAGCCCATGAGCGGACCCGTAGGTCTAGCTTTTGCACTCCGTTATAAGTACGAACCTACAAGCTTAGGCTATCAGTCTGGTAGTCTTGATGGTAACACTGGCGCCACCCAATTCGGTGGTTCCACAAACCGTCAGGCATTATCAGCTAATCCTGAGTTAGGTTATCAGTACCTCAACTCCGGATTCACCGGTACCACCACGAATGCATTTTCTGGTGCTGCTGGTTACTTCACAATGGTTGATCAGGACAAGGGTGTTGCACAGTTGCTCGCTAATTTCGAGTTAAACAGCAATATTCCTCAGGTCGTGGTCAGCTTTGAGAAGACCGCTGTTGAAGCTGGTACCCGTAGACTCGCTGCTCGTTGGTCAGTTGAACTCGAGCAGGATCTGAAGAACATGAACGGTATTGATATCGATACTGAGCTCACAAACGCTATGTCGTATGAGCTACAGGCCGAAATCGATCGTGAAATGATCATCAGAATGATCCAAACAGCCCTTAACGCTGGATTCGGCACAGGCTTCTCAGTCTGGTCGCCCGTTTCAGCAGACGGCCGTTGGCTCGTTGAGCGTAATCGTGACTTCTATCAGAGGCTTATTGTTGAGGCTAACAGAATTGCAGTACGTAACCGCCGTGGCGCGGCTAACTTCATCGTAGGTACACCTCGTGTGTGCGCTATCCTTGAAATGTTACCCGAGTTCCAGTGGGTTCCAGTACAGGGCAATGTTAACACTCAGCCCGTAGGCGTCGCTAAAGTTGGATCATTGGGTGGTCGTTTTAACGTTTACCGTGACACACGTACAGAGGCACAGTTCGAGGCTAACGCCGGAGGAAACTTCGGTGGCAATGGTGGATTCCCTCCCTATGGCACTAACACTCGCACTCAACGTCTTGAGTACGCCCTCCTTGGTTACAAGGGTCCGGAATTCTATGACACTGGTATCATCTATTGTCCTTACATTCCGGTTATGGTGCAGAGAACTATTGGTCCTAATGACTTCGCTCCTCGCGTTGGTCTATTAACACGTTATGGTGTTGTAGATAACATCTTTGGTGCGAATCTTTACTACCACGTAATTATTCTGCAAGGTCTCGGAACTGCGTTCCTACCTGGCCAGTCATCAGTCTACTTCTAAGCAATTAGAAGGTGCGATAAAAAAGAAAGCAGCTTTCACCTGGTTCGTCCCAGGAACTTTTAAAAAGGGCCTCTTGCGGGGCCCTTTTTTTTGTTTAAATATAAAAAAGTCTACTGTATTGAATAAATATTAACATGGCAACATCAATTACTTCAGTGCTTTCTACACCAGCTAGTTTAACTAGTACCTTTAATTCAGTAAACTCTGCATTCACTGCTTCGTTTTCTGTATCTGGATTAATTGATAGTAATTTCCCTACAGGCGTTCTTTCTGGTGCCGGTAACGTGTTTAACGCGACACTTTCTTATACTGTAACAGCTAATTCAAGTAATTTTATTACTGATAATGGAAATTCAGTTTTTCTCACCTTGGGTAGCATATACGGTACACAAAGCTACAACGGGTTTGTAAGACCGGGAAGTACATATTCGCAAACAAGAACATCTGCAGCGTTTGTGCTAGGATTTACTGGATCTGATTTCTTAAATACAACAATCGCATTGTCATGCAATGCTACCGCTGTTGTATTAAATCCAAACGCAACATCAATTATCGATATACCTCAAACATTAGTACCTTTTGATAATGATGCCTCCGGTAACGTTTCATTCTTACACACTGTTGGTGATGGTGTAAGAAGATGGAACTTATTCGGGTAATTATTGTCTAACGGTCTTAGTAAAGTATTTCCACTTATCCCACATAGCATGATTCTCTTTTAATAACTCTTGGCTACTGGCTCTAATAGGATTAATATCAATACCACCACGTCTCACATACAAGCACGAAACCATTAGCTCTTCTGGTTTAGTCAAATCATATAGACGTTTATAAATTGTCTCACAAATCTCTTCGTGAAAGTGACATTCATCTCTAAATGAGACTATGTATTGCAATAAAGAAGTTTGATTGAGCTCATAAGGACCTTTATAATGAATATAAACATCACCCCAATCCGGTTGAGATGTGACCCTGCAATTACTCTTTAATAGGGCTGAATGAAAGCGTTGAACCTTGCTTGTATCGCTTACATTCCAACCTAATAATTTCGGATCTTCCTTATAACCACGCGATTTAATTGACGTTACATCAATATTATTTTCTAGCGTTGGATAATTAGCGCTTGAAAATAAAGGCGGATAATACATTGCATCGTCAATAGCTTTTGTAAGTCTAACACAGACTCTGACTTCAGTTTCTAACAGTTTAGATAAATCACTTTCCATTACAGCTTCTAATTGTTGTAAGATGCTAATAATATTACCCTGATATGTTTCCATATTGAACGAATTCATGTAGAGTTTAATAGACTTTGACTCAACGATATATTTGTTAGTAGCAGGATATACAACCTTAGCAATAGCAGAAATCGGCATTCCTTCATTAGTTAAACACGATACCTCATACGCATTCCATACATCATAACCACAAAACGGAGGATTATCATCAGAGATATCTAAATGCTTTCTATTATTCTGCCTGGGCTCACGAACCAAAAGAGAGGGGTCATAAGTACATTTGTACCCTGTTATTCTACCAAGATGCTTTGATATGTTACTATTATCTAATTGCGTATTCATTAAGTTTTATTTTAATTACTTCCATTCGATCTTCCACTGTTCCTTTTAAAATAGTTACCTTGCCCTTCAACCTTTCATCTGATAACCAAAAGTTTTCGTACTTATCAATAATTGCATCTCTAAATTCCCTATTAATACTTCTCTCACCATCATCTACTAGCGGAACATCATGCGGACTAGGATAGAAGATATGATCATATCTATGAATATGATTCACATAATACATTAACCCTAAGCTATTGGACACAGGAAAATCATTTAGTCTGTCACGAGCAAAATAACTCGTGAATATCATTCCATCCATTATGCAACGGTCATGCAATATACCTTGAAATCCAAATCCTTTATAATTATAAAATAAATTCTCAAACTCTTTGTTAAGAATTAAAGTCTGAGTTATATCATTTGCACCT